TGCCTTTAATAATGAGGCTGGAACATCAGGAGCTATATCATACTTTACAGGATTAGATTTGGCTCAAGGAACAGGATTTCAACCTTTAAATGGAACACAAGATCTTGATAACGATACAGGTTGTTCAGGTTATTTATTTTTATACAACCCATCATCAAGCACTTTCGTTAAGCATTACATGGCAAATATAAATGCAGTATCTACAGCTTATTCACAACAAGTATTTACTGGTGGCTATTGCAACACAACTTCGCCAATAAACGCAGTTCGTTTTAACTTTGCAAGTGGAAATATAGATTTAGGAGATATTAAATTTTATGGCATTAGTTAAACATAACAACAATAGCATAAGTGCAGTTACAAGCATGGCAAGTCTAAGCACAGGCTCAATGACACTATTGCAAACTCAAACTGCATCTAGTTCAGCTACAATAGATTTTACATCTGGTATTGATAGCACTTATGATGTTTATGTGTTTAAATTTATTAATATGCACCCAGCTACAAATACTGCTTTGCTAACTTTTCAAGCAGATACAGGAACTAATACAAATTATAATCAAACAATGACTACTACAGTATTTAGAGCAAATCAAAATGAAGCTGATGGTGGAGCTGCATTATCATATAGAACAGCAAGTGACCAAGCACAAGGAACATCATTTCAACAACTTTCACAAGCAATTTCAAATGATAATGATAGTGGAGTAAGTGGAGAATTAAAAATTTTTTCTCCTAGTTCTGGCACTTTTGTAAAACATTTTATTAGTGAAACTAATACAGCTCAAGCAACTCCAGATTCACAAGCAACTTATTGTGCTGGGTATTTTAATTTGACTACAGCTTTAACAAGATTTCGTTTTAAGATGAGTTCAGGCAACATAGACAGTGGAGTAATAAAATTATATGGAATAAAGGATTCATAATGGCACTTATAAAACTATCAAACAATGGAGTTAAAAATATTACAAGTGTAGGAAGTGTAGGCACAGGAGAACTAAAATTTATCTCAAAACAAACTGCTAGTTCTTCTGCTTCTATTAGCTTTACATCTGGGATTGATAGTACATATAAGGAATATATTTTTTATTTTAATAACATTCATGCTCAAAATAATGATAGTCAATTTAAATTTAACATGAGTACAGATGGTGGTTCTAATTATAATGTAACTAAAACAACTACATTTTTTTATGCTTATCACTATGAAAATGATAGTGATGCAAATTTAACTTATGTTACAGGTGGAGATTTAGCACAAAGCACTAATGCACAACCTTTAAGTTATGGTCAAGGAAATGAAAATGATGAAAGTTGCTCTGGATATTTGCGTTTATTTAACCCATCATCTACTACTTTTGTAAAACATTTTATTGCATCAACTAATTTTTATAATCATGGAAATGCATCTATTAATCCATACATTGCTGGATATGGAAACACAACAAGTGCAGTAGATGCAGTTCAATTTATTATGGATAGTGGAAATATAGATAGTGGGGATATAATTTTATTTGGTTTAAACTAATTTTAGGATATAAGGAGATATTATGACAAGACATCATTTAATAAATGGAATACAAGTTCCTTTTACAGCAGAAGAAGAAGCAGCTAGAGACGCTGAAGAAGCAGCATGGGAAGCTGGTGCTTTTGATAGAGCTATGTTTGAACTAAGATCTAAAAGAAATAAAGACTTACAAGATTCTGATTGGACTCAGTTGCCTGACACAACTCTAACTAATGTTCAAAGACAAGCATGGATGCAATTTAGAACTGAGCTTAGAAATATTACAGATGGTTTAACCACTGTAGAACAAGTTAATAATATAGATTACCCAGATAAACCTAATGGCTAATATATATAAAAACGCAATGTTTGATCTAACAACGACAAACAAAACAACTGTTTATACTTGTCCTACAAATAGAACAGCATTAATTAAATCTATTCAAGTAACTAATATTCATACAGGTACTGTAGAAGTAGAAGCATTTGCTACAGACGCATCTGATTCTGATGCAGAGCATGAAGTAGCTCACATATCACTTGCATCAAAAACTGTAGAAAATTTAGTTAAAGGTACAATGGTTTTAGAGTCTGGAGATGCTTTAAAGTTAAAAGCTGCATCTGCAAATAACATAGCTGGAATTGTTAGTTATTTAGAAATATTTGACGAAAAGAGTGCGTAATATATAGTTGTTATTAAGCATTTTTTAATGTATTTATGGAATTAGTACGAATACCAATCCAAGAACTTGATAAAGTTTGGGGTGTAGTCGAAAAAGATATAAAAAACGCACTAGCTTATTCAAGTCAACTTACCGATTCAGATTTTGTTTATGATCTTTTGAAAGATAATAAATTTCAACTTTGGGTACTCTGGGATCGAAAACAAAAACTTGCAACAAATAAATATTTTGGTGTTGTAGTTACTGAGTTGATAAAAAGAAAGTTTGGTAAAGTTTGTCATATCTATATTATGACTGGCAGACAAAGACACAAGTGGCAACACTTGATTAGTAAGATAGAAGACTTTGCTAAAGAAGAAGGTTGTCAAATGATGGAATTGATTGCTAGACCAGGTTGGCAAAGAGTTTTAAATTTATTTAACTACAAAAGAACCCATGTAGTTTTAGAAAAGAAAATTGAACAAGAGGAGTTAAAATGAGCAACGAACTTAGAAATAAATTATTAAAATTTAGAGGTACAGTTTCTGAGGCTGAACTTGAAAAAATGAAAAAAATGTTACTTGGTATTAATACTTCTAATATTATGAAAGGTTCAATAAGTGATAAAGAATTTCAATTTTTAAAAAAAAATATGCCTAACTTAAAGAGGTACAGATAATGAGCTTTGGAGGAGGATCAAGTGGAGGCACTACCACATCACAAGTTACCCCTTATGCACCAGCAGAACCAGCATTAGCACAAATATTATCTGAAGCTGGACAATTATATAATCAAGGTGTTGGAGCATCAGGTTACGTTGCACCTACACAACAAACTTTACAGGGTTTAGCTGCTCAAGAACAATTAGGTACAGCAGCACAACAACAACTAGCTGCAACATTAGGTGGTCAATATTTAAATCCTTTCCTTTCACCTTTGCTACAAAAAACTGCTGGAGATATTGCAACAGGAGTTCAATCACAATTTAGTGCAGCAGGAAGAACACCAGGTTCACCAATGTCGCAACAACAAATTGTTACTCAGGTAGCTCAAGCTGCATTACCTTTGGCTTTTAGACAATATGAAACTGAAAGAGGAAGACAATTAGGTATTGCATCTCAAGCACCTAGTTTAGTTCAAACAGGACAACAATTAGAAGCATTACAAAGACAACAACAATTAGCTCCAGCTCAAGCATTACAACAATACGCAGGTTTCGTATCACCGATTGCAACTGGACTACCAACAACTTTAGGATCACAACAAGTATCTTCAAATCCTTTAACAACTGCTTTAGGTGGTGCTGTATTAGGTTCATCTATTCCAGGTGTGGGTGCTATGCTTGGTGGAGGTCTTGGATTATTAGGAGGTCTGTTATAATGAAGATTAGAAAAATTATTTATGACATTCAAAATAACATACAAGAAAACTCTGCTAATCACATTTTAGCTTTGTATGTTTTATTTGTAATATCAATTATTTTATAAGGAATATAAATGAGTTTGCTAGACACAAATTATCAAGATCAAAGGCTAACTCCATCTGAAAAAAAAAGAATCAAACCTGCTATACAAGGTGGTGGATATAATTATTTAGGTAAACAAGAAGAAGTTACTGTACCTAAAAAATGGTTATCTGATCCAGATCATGTTGTTGCAGAACTAGCTTATATTACTCCAAGAGAAAAAAAAATACTATTAGACATAGATTTGTATGGTTCTTTAGATGGGAAACCAAATAATGCACCTGGCGGACTAGATAGTTTACAGGGTGATATGGGTACTATTTCAAAAAGCAGTGGTGGTGGAACTGGTGACACTACTGGAGGTGGTAATAATAATAATAGTGGAGGCGGTGGAGATGATAATCGTAGAGAACAATATTCTGTTGCAAGAACAACTACACCTATAAGTCAACCAGTTAGTTTACCATCAAATGATGGAAACGACTCACCTTATATAATGTCAGGTGGAGAAAGATTTGCTGTAGATGATCCTAGAGTTCCTGAAATGTCAAATGAGGTAGATCAAAGAAATATATTACAAAAGGGTGTAGATAATGTTCTTGATTTTGTAAAAAGCGGAGGAATACTTGGTAATGTATTAGGAGGAATATCATCTTTTTCTGAAGGTTTACAAGAAAAAGCTATTTCATTTTCTTTAAATAAAAAATTATCAGATATATATGAAGCTAATCCTGACTTTGAAGATTATGAAAGTTTAGATGAAATACCTGGTGATATTGGTGCTAAAGTAAGAGATTTAGAAAGTGATTTACAAGGTTTAAGAGATGGAACTTTTAAACAATCTGATTACACTGCAAAGTATGGTAGCGGAGATGTAACAAATCCTTTAGACGCATCATTTAATCCAAATTTATTATCAGATAGAGATGAAAGAAATTTACAAAATTTATTTACATCAGATTTTGCCTATGCTTTATCTGGAACTACACCACAAGACTCTATGGTAAACCAATACTTTGCTAATATGGGTATGAGTAATCAACCCTTAAGTTCTAATTTGCAAACAGATTATAATAATGCTAAAAATAGCATAAATAGTATTTTGGGTGTATTACCCCCTAGTCAGCAGTTTGGCTATTCTGCTGATCCCTATGGCGGTCTAATGGCATCAAATCTGACTACCAACCCTTTTAACATAGACTATTTAAGGAGATTAGGATTAATATAATGGCAATCAATTTAAGACAATTATTATTAGACAGAGCTGCTAGAGGTATTGGAACTGGCGGTGGATTATTAAACAATAAAACTACTGGAGGTTTATTAGGTAACTTAAATCCTTTGTTTTTAGGAGCTAGTATTATTGGTTCTGGTATGCAAGGTAGAGATCCTTTTTCATCTGTATTACCTGCTGCAACACAATCAGCACAATTACAACAATTATTGACACCTGAAGAAAAAGAAAGAAGAATAGTTACAGGTGCAGATGGTTTTCAATATTATGCTGATACTGGCGAAAGAGTATTACCTGGAGTAAAAGCATCTTCTAAAGATAGAAAAATAGTTAAAGGTGCTGATGGTTACCAATATTATGTAGATACAGGAGAAAGAGTTTTTCCTAATGTTGTAAAAGCAAAAAAAGATCCTCTTGTTAATATAGAAGGAGATAAATATGAATCTCAATATGATAAAGATAGAGGTGCAGCAGATGCAAAATATATACAAGGTTTAAATGAAAAAGCAGAAACCGCACAAGAAAATATTGGAAGATATGATCTTGTTAGTGTTTTATCTCAAAATGTAAATAGTGGTGCTTTTGGAGAACAACTTTTATCTTTAGCAAAAGCTGGAAAAAGATTAGGTATTAACACTGATTGGATTACTAGAACTGATGCTAATGGTAATATTGCTTTAAGAGATGGTGTTGCTAGTGCTGAAACTTTAGAAGTTTTACAAGTACAATTTACTTTAGATAAAACACAAAAAACAAAAGGTGCAATATCTGATAGAGAATTTCAAACATTTTCACAAACATCACCTGGATTATCAATGACACCAGAGGGTATTCAAATGTTATCCACTGTTAATAAGAGTCTTGCTCAAAGAGATATAGAGGTTGCTGAACTTGCAAATCAATGGGAAGCTGATTATGGTAGACTTAGAAATAAAGGTGATACTCAATATGGAAAATTATCATTTCAACAATTTTTAAGTAAATGGAAAGAAGATAATCCTGTCGTTACTAAAGAATTTTTAGAAGATATGCGTAAAATGTCAAATCAAGGAACTGGTCTTTATGAAGAAAAACAAGTTTATACAATAGGTGGTGTTAAATATAGAAAATTAAAAGATGGTACTGTAATTAGAATAGGAGCTTTGTAATGGAAATAGTAACAGACTCTAATATTTTAAGAGCAATAGAACAACAAGAATTAAAAAAACAATATAATATCAAAGATGGATCTATTGTTACAGATCCAAAAATTATAAATAAAATAAATAAAGAAGAAGAAAAAAAAAAAGATTTAAAACCAAAAAATAGTTTTTACAGTAAATATATTTCAGGAGAAGACAGAACTGAATTCAAAAATTTTAAAGAAATAGGACAAGTAAATATTTTAAATATAAATGGTCAAAGTGATTATGGAAAAAATGCAGCTATAGCTGTTGCTTTAAGTTTAACACCTTCTCAAGATGCACAGATTGATATGATTAAAAATATTGTTCCGAAAACAATAGCATCAAAAGATAAATTTGATAATGTTCTTTTAACATTTCCAAAAATAAATGGTGGAGAAACAGTTTATTTAAATAAACCAGGAATTTCATTTCAAGATTTGACTCAAACAGCTTCTCAAGTATTACAATATATTCCTGGAGCTGGTTTTGTAACAAAAAAAGTTGGTGGTGGAATATTTAAAAAATCATTAGCACAAGGAGGAATGGCAGCAACTACAAGTGTTGCACAAGATATAGCTGCTATGCCATTAGGTTCAGAACAAGGTATAGAAAAAGATAAGGCAGCGATATCATTTGTTGGTGGAACTTTTGGTGAACCAGTTGGAAGATTTTTGTCAAGATTTACTGTAGAACCAGTTAAAAAAGCTACAGGTTATGTTACAAAACAGGTAATTGATCCATTATTACCATCATCAATGTCTGTAAGCCAATTAAATATTTTTAGTGGTAAAGGTTTATATTTAAACAGTAAAGGTGTTATTACAAATAAAACAAAAGATTTAGCAAAAAAACATGAAATTGATATAAGTAATACAAATTCTCAAGTATTAAAAGAATTTGCACAAGCACTTGAAGATGGTGTAAATCCAAGTTTAGCAAAAGAATTAGTTGGTGCTAATAAATTTGGTATCTCACTTTGGAAAGCACAAGCCTTAAACGATAAAGGAATGTTGAAACAAATTCAAATGATGAGAGAAGGTGCGTATGGAACTGAAGCAAAAGCAATTATTGATAATCAAGATCAAATACAAATTAAACAATCTTTAGAATATTTAAATAATTTTAGAGATCAAATTGTAAAAAGTAAAAACATTTCAACTCAAGCTCAACCTGGATCTAAAATAGCAGAAGATGAATCTATTTCTACATTAACAAATTTAATTAAAGAATTAGAAGTAAAACAGTCAAATTTAGTTTCTCAAAAATACAAAGCTATAGATTTTGATAATTCTTTCAAAGCACCAGTTATGAAAAATTTTGTACAGAATGTAAAAAATGCTTTAGAAGACAGTGATTTTGGAATAGGAGCTATTCCTGATTCATCATTTGCACCAATAGCAAACAAATCGTTATTACAATTAGAAAAGTTTGTTAAACCTTTTACAACAAAAAAGAAAAAATTAACAAAAATAACTTTAAAAGAATTAGAAAATGAAAGAAAAAGAATTAATAATTTTCTTTCAGTTGCTAAAGATTCAACAGATCGTAGAGCATTATTTGTAATTAAAAAACAATATGATGATTTTATGCAAGAGACTATTGAAAAAGGACTAGCAAATGGAGATAAAAGTGTGCTTGAAGCTATAAAAAATGCAAGGTCTGAAAAAAGAATTTACAGTGAAATGTTTGAACCACAAAATATTTTAAAAAAAGGTGGAAAAATAAAAGATAAAGGTGGTGAATTTATACAAAATGTTACTAGAGGTGATTATACACCTGAACAAATAGCAAATTGGATTTATGGAAATGCAAGTACAGGTAAAGCATATTCTAACAAATCTATTGATGTTTTAAAAAAAATGGAATCTCTTTTTCCTAAAGGATCAGATGGTTTTGAAATTTTAAAAGATGGTGCTTTTTTAAGATTAGTTAGTTCTGGTTTTAAAAAAGATGGTGCTAAAGAAATTTTCAATCCACAATTATTTATAAAATCTGTAAATGATGCTATGAATGGTAGTGGGAGAAATATTAGCAATATTATTTATACAAACAGTGAAAAAAAAGCTTTAATAGATTTTAGTAAAGAATTACAAAAAACATTAACACCAGATATTTTAAAAAATCCATCAAAAACTGCATCAACATTAATAGATACTATTGGTACTTCTACAACTAGATCAGGTTTAGGAGTTATTGCATACAATTTAGGTGGAATACAAACAATGCTTTTTACTAGATTTGGATTTGACAATTTAGCTAAAGCAAGTGCAAATAATGCTGCTAGAAATATGGTTATGGAGGCATTGGAAATAAACAAATTACCAAACATTACTGGATTTACAGGTGCAATTACAACTGGAGTTGAGCAAAGACCAGTTATTCAAAAAGATAGAGATTTAGATAGAACACAACAAATCTTAGAATTACTTAAACAAAATTAATCATGGACAACTTACCTCAAGAAAACGAAAAAAAAATAATCAAACTTGAAGGTGAGCTAAAACTAATCCACCACAAAATTGATGTGATAAAGGATAATCACCTACACCACATTGACCTAAGAATAAATAACATCTACAAAATCTTATGGTTCGTAGCAGCACTAAGTCTATCAAGTCTAGCAAATCTAGTAATAAGTCTGCTAAACTAATCTCTGACAGACAAAAAAAAACTTCAATAAAAGGTACAGTTGGCGAATATTTGACTATTGCCAAACTCACAAAAGAAGGCTTTTATGTGGCTAAAAGTGTAGATCCTGCTTGTCCTTTTGATATTGTTATCGTTAGCAAAAATGGTAAAATACAGCTTTTAGATATTAAAACAAACACCTATCGTAAGCACAGAAAAGGTGAAAGTTTAAAAGATAAGCCAAAAGGCTCATACAAAATTCATAGAAGTCCTACAAAGGAGCAAAAGAAACTAGGCATAAAATTGTATATGGTAGATTATGAAAGTTAGTGAAAACACAAATGTTGCTATGCCAATCAAAAATATGGTTGGTATTATTATAGCTGTAGCTATGGGTATCTTTGCATATACTGAGATTACTGCAAGACTAACATCACTTGAGACATCAAGAGAATTGATGACAGCAGACTTATTAAAAAAATCAGAACAAACTACTGTGGACAAAGAACAATTCTTACTTCTGGAAGACCTTTACGAAACTGTGGAGAAACACCAAGAGTTATTAGATAAAAATATTCACAATCAAGTTATGCTACAACACATTGAGAAGATGTTAGACAAAGCACTTGA